TTTCCTCATCAATATCAAATCGCGCCAATCGGGTGATCTTCCGATCTCCTTCTTAACTTCTTTTTTTGGAAGTATCCTAAGCTTATTCTCATCATCAGATTTATAGGTTTTTAGCCAGGAGAATTCTTCTTGTATTTCTTGCTGCTCCGACTCCGCGTCAATGCATTTAAGTAGTATTTGATGCCCTGCGATATCATCTGCTAAGAGATATGCGCATTGAGTTTGAAGATTCTGGTAATTTTCCTTTTGCGGAAGATCGTCGCGACTATCACCGTAGAACCTATTCTCGTTTTCTTTGGCTTCATCAGTTATTATCGCTGAAGCGTTATTTACAAAGCCAAGGATACCACATACATCCACAGTTCCACCACCGACTCCATCTTCATCCGCAATACAGTGATGAGCAGGAATACTCCATTTAGCGCGCATAGCGTTGATACATGCCTGAATATCCAAAGTAGAAGACATCTCGAATGAATGACACTCCATTAAGATCCAACCCCACCAAACACCGATACGGGCCTTATCTGATCCAAATCGAGCAATGTCGGCAGTGATATACCATTTAGGTTTTTCGACCATTTCATTATACTTCGTCCAGATATGGGTATTGCTAAACATTGCAATGATATCGTCGTACTTGCACATTGCATTTGGATCGTCATCATATTCCCAGTTCCCGTGAAGCAAACGCTCTTTCTTCGCTTTATCCTTGGTCCTTTTCAGACGCTCAACATAACCTTTATCGATGTGAGGATTATCCTGAACAAATGCTGCCAGATACTTCATTATCGGTGGCAAGGTTCCCTTTTTATTTGGAAGATAGAATGTTTTGTACATCCAATTCTTCTTAGGGTTACAGGTGATGAAAAGCTTACCAATTAAATTGTACTTCTCATTGTACTGCCGTCCAATACGAGTTTTAAGGACATCATAAGCTCCAAAATCGATCTCTCCCCCCTCTTCTATCCAACCAGCTGTATACTCCGTTGAACCAAAACGTTCGTAAACCGGATCCCTAGGAAGGAATTTTAATTCTAAAAGGTCAATCCTGCTACCGTTCTTGAATTGTATAAAATTCTTTTGTCCGTTGTATTTGAAATCAACACCATTGCGGAGACCATAGGCCATGGCAACTTTAAAGAAAGTGATCAGTGTTGATTCAGTAATACGCTTGAGCTCTTCACGCCCGATAAACCATCTGGTCCCAGGATAATTCCAACATTGGAACATCAACCAACAACAGCCGGTCCAAGACTTAGCACCACCGGCAGCACCACCGTAAAGAAATTCTTCTGTTTCATTATCTGTGAGGATCCTGAGCGCTTCTTCCTGCTTTTCATGTCTGCCTTTGGGAGTTTCGACTATAAAGTCAAATATCCCTCGTTTGAAGGATATTCCTTGAAGCTGTCTCACATCAAGATTGGACAATATAGCATCGATTTCATTCATCTATTGAGACTTCCTTGCATTCATTAATTCACGAATAGTATCATCACTCAGGGAGTCAGGATCGATCTTGTTTTTATCATCTACGACCAATGTTTCGGAATACATACCATTGACCCGGGCAAGTTTATCAAGCATTCCATCAACAGCGTACATTTCGACTTTAGGACCAAACTCTTTCCATTCAAAAGATTTAATCTTACCCCCTTCTTTATCCTTGGCAAGCTTCACAAGATCGATTTCGACTGACTCATAGGTTTCAATCTCACTATCATCGAATGTTGCGGTAGGATCCAATTCCAAATCAATCTCAGCACGAAGAATAGAATCTTCCAAAGGGAGAATATTTTGCTCGATATACTTGTCACGTAAATCATCGGTTAGCCCTTTACGGTCAAGGTACATGGCGTGTCGTTTGATATCAAGCTTCTTTCGTTGGATCAGCAAATGAAGTGACTTTGGAACAAGCTTCGTTCTCTCACGCTGAACGATCTTCATGTAATCGTTGATGTTCGAGCCGGCAATGTCCTTCATCATCTTCATCACCTGATCCGAGTCCATCCGAGATTCTTTTAGACGCGCGTCGATGAGGGTCGAAATTTCAGGTTTCTTCAAGTTCTCATTACCAATCGAATAGGCCGTCTTCTCACTGTACCCTGCTTGAATAGCTGCTTTAGTAGCATTGAAGTGAATTAGATAATTGTCTACAAACAACTGTTGCTTAGGCGTTAACCTATTTTTATTTTCCTCACTCATTCAGACCTCCCTTCGACAACTTGGTCAACTATATGTTTAAACACCTTATCAACCTCATATAGTTCACGGGCAGTTTTAATTCGATAAGATGATTGCTGATGACGCTTCAAACAAAGCTTTTTTTGAATAATCTGGGCAACTCCATACTCTGACTTTTCCGAAAGAAGAATAGCTTTTGGAGAAAACAAGAGAAGAATTGCAGCAGTGAAAACAAGTTCAGAATTGGCTTTTCTGGTGGATGGTTGGATATCTTGGAAGATCTGATCGACGACTGAAAGATCGAGTGAACGTGGCTCTAATGCCTTTCGGTATCCCTCAAAATCAATCTCAGGATTATTCTTCATAACCAATTTCAAAACCATCTTATCCATGGAAACAAAACTAAATACTTATTTTTACTTATCCAAATGTATAAGTTTTAAAAAATCAAAAAGGACCATCATCGGGCAAGCTCGGACTATCCCAATTCGCAAACTTTGACATGTCGTTGCTTGGTAATTGAGGTGGAGTATTCACAAATGAAAAATCAGTTACCAATTCCTTCTCATCGAAAAATCCGGTGGTTTCCTTTTTGAAGAAAAGATTGACAATACCACATTCTCCGTTACGATGTTTTGCAATGATCAGTTCTGCTAATCCGTCGGTTGAGTCTCCATCTTCTGTTTCAGTCAATCCGTAATATTCAGGACGATAAAGGAAACAAACCATATCTGCATCTTGCTCAATTGCTCCTGATTCGCGAAGGTCTGAAAGCATCGGCCGTTTGCTGTTTCCTGGCCTTGATTCCAAGGTTCTGCTCAGTTGTGATAAAGCAATTATCGGGATGTTAAGCTCTTTCGCCAGCATTTTGAGTACTTTAGATTTCTTTTCGGTCTCAGCACGGACACCAGGATTCTTACCAAGAATATCGCCTATTTCGATGAATTGTAGATAGTCAACTAAAATCCA